TATTCCAAAGATCGCTGTCTGTATTGCCCTGAGCTGGGCTGGCTGGTCTGGGATGGCCGGCGCTATCAGGCCTGTGACGAAAAAGACACTTATGCCCGCCGCGAAGTGATGGCGATGACGCCGAAAATTCAGCAAATCGAATATCCGGCCTTTAAAAAAATGCTGCCGAGCAAAGGCGAGGCGGGTGAGGATATGGCCGCCAAAGCCGCGCGGGCGGCCGGGCTGAAGGCTTTGGGCCGGATCTGGTCGCGGGCCATTGCGCTGGGCAATAATGCCTTGCAGGTCAGCGTGTTAAAAGTCGCCGCCTCGATGCCGCAATTTTACGCCGATTTTGCCGATCTGGATGATCAGCCCGGATTGCTCAACACCCCCGATGGCGCGCTGGATTTGCCGCTCACCCTGCCGCCGGCCGGCGCGGGCGATGACGCCATGATGTCCCTGACCCCCCGCGCCTTAGAGGAGGAGGCGACGCGCCCGCGCGTCACGCGCGTCACCCGCGCGGGATTTGTCACCGCCAAATTTCGCGCAGACGCCGCCGAGGCCCCGCTTTGGCAGGCCCATTTAAAAACGCTCTTTCCGGATCCGAAAATGCGGGCTTATTTTCTGCGCATTTGCGGGGCGATGCTGGTCAATTTTAATCCCAAGCGGTCCTGGTTTATCTGGCGCGGGCGGGGCAATGACGGTAAATCCACGACCTTGCGGATTTTGGGCGATGTGCTGGGGGATTATTGGACCATTGGCACGGTTGAAACCCTGATGGCTAATCCCCATTCCAATAGCAGCGGCCCGCGCAATGACCTTATGGCTTTGGCCGGCGGGACACGGCTGGTCAGTTTTGTCGAGCCGGATGAAAAGAAAGAGCTGGATGCCGGGCTGATCAAACAGCTGACCGGCGGGGACGGCGTGTCGGCGCGGGGGAATCATCAGGGGCAAAAGACCTGGATGCCGCAATTTAAGATGGTTCTGCTGTGTAATGATCTGCCGCGGGTGAAAGACAGCACGGACGGGTTTTGGCAGCGTATCGAGATTGTGCCCTTTTCCCATCAATTTACCAAGGCCACGGAAGATCCGACTTTGGAGGGGCGGATTAAAGAAGAGCGGGACGGGATTCTCGCCAGCCTGATTGAAGGGTTTTTTGATTGGCGGGCGCGAGGGTTTAATTTTGACGCCCCGGATAAATCCGCAAAGATGAAGCTGCGCTTTCAGGATGAATCCAGCCAATATCTCGCCTGGCTGCGCGAGCGCATCCGCTGGGGCGGCTGGTATAATCAAGACAGCTTGCGCGAGGAGGATTATAATTTGCCGGCTCAATTACATGACGGTCATCCGGAGGCGATTGCGATCGCGCGGGCCCATCATTGGTGTGAGGATGAAGCGGTTTTTACCGCGCCGCGCTATAACCCGCAGGATATTTACAAGGATTATCTGTCCTGGTGCGACGGGGACGGCTTAACCCCGTGGAAATCCGGCACGTTTTTGAAAAAATTCAAAGCCGACGCCCTCGATAAAGGCTGCATCTGGAACAAAACAGGCAGCGACGGCCGCCATTGGAAGGGCTTTGATTTCATAGATGGTTTTGCACACTTACCGAGCGAAAGCGGAGGCGGCGATGACGTCCTTCATTACTAGGATTGCGCGAGACCCAAATGATGCCCCGCATCATTTGGCCATCTATGAAATCAAAGCCGAGAGACGGCCCGGCAGGGCCGGAACGAAGTTAGAAAGATCGAAGAAAGGAACTGCATTATGACACAGCAACAGGAGACAAAAATGAATTTTGATGAATTAGAATTTGAGGACCTTAATTTCGGACCTAAAGTGAAAGAGGTTGGAAACCTCACCGTCAGTGTGGGTAAAGCGCGGGGGGGGGATAAGGTGAATTTATCTATTATGATGAAATTGCCTTTCGCAACTGAGAATGGTTATTCCCCTCAAATGCCATTGGGGTTCCAAATGGCACCCGTTGAGGGCGGGTTTTATTTTAGGCTTCCAAAAATTGAAGCCAGCCATAGTAAGCTTCATCATTGGGGAAAGGAAAAAAACTTATTGCGAGTGATGTTTTCAAACGTCAAAGACCCTGGATTAAAAAAAGGTAGGTTTGTTTTTCAAAATGTTGAGCTGGCAAATGAAGCTATCATTTTCAAGTTGGATGAAAAAGCAAATGTATCTGAATATATTCGTAAGCAGATTGTATCTGATTATGAAAATGGCTCTCCATTGGAAGAATTAAATGAATCTTTTGGTCTGGATGAGGAGTTGATTCAAGAGGTCTTAATAGAAGAAAAAGCTTGGAGGGACGATTAAATGCCCATCCTAAGCTTCAGCGTCCCCGAAATGCTCCCCTCTGTCGCCTGGGGCGTTCTTGCCCGCGGCGAGATTTATCAACCAGATGGCGCCGATGCCTTTTGGGACCGGATTACCACCCAAGCGGGCTTGGCCGCTGATACGAACACATTCGCCTGGATGAAGGCCCAGGGCCGCCAAAATAAAACCCAGACCATCCGCCCCTTTGATTACGAAAACCCCAATCCCCGGAGTTGGCACAGCCGCATAAGGCCGGGGGATTATTGCGATATTTGGTGGAAACAGCGCGCGCCCAAAATAGGCTTTAAAATCGGGCGGGTGAAGCTATCAGCCGTTCACCGGATCAATATCAGGCGCTATCCGAATGATAGTCCCCGCGTGCAGATTTTTGGAGCTGTGTTAGCGGATCTTAAATATCTGCCACCCCGACCATTGCCGAGTGATTTAATTATGGGGGAAGACCTGCTGGCCCTCGCACTCGCAGACGGCTTCACCTCGACCGAAGAGTTCATGGATTATTTCGTCCCCAACCCCGGCGGTGAATTTAAAGGGAATTTATTAGCATGGTAGCAACGGCTTTCGCAAAGCGAAAACGCCACGAGGAATTAACCACAGAGAAGGACCTCATTATGGAACGACATTTAATTTATGGGCTGATTATCTTTAAATCCGCCGTTTATTTTTCGGCCGCAATCTGTGTCTTCGCGGCGGCAAAATATAATTACCCGCTCGCATTTTTGGGTTTGGTGATTTTGTTATTTGGACCCTCAGAATTGAAATATAACCCCCCGAGAAATGAAAAGAAAGGATCTAATTATGGTTGATGAAATGAAATCCGATACAGAATTAATTGAGGCCTATTGGGCGGCGGCGGAAGATGAAATGTCACCGTCAAAAGACATTGTTGATGAACTTATAAGGAGAGATTTAGCCTATATCCGCCCTTGCACCCCCGAAGAGATTGCGGAAAGCGAAGATATATTTGGGGATTTCCATCCCACAACTGTTTTAGAGTTAAAGGAGCAGACCCAATGACCCACCCCGCAGAGAGGCTGGCAGAGGCGCTTGAAAGAATATCCTCCAACCCAAATTATGATGATGCAGAAAGAATGAAGGATTGTCGCGTTATAGCCAACAAATCCCTCGCCTATTACCGCGCATGGAAAGAGAAACAGCCTAGTGATTATGGGTTAACCTCGGATGAAAATATAGCCCTAGAGGTTTTGCAGTCATATCGTGAAAAAACACAAGGTGTTGAGGGTATAATTTCAATTAAAATGAAACGTGAGCATTTACTTACTGTGCTATCAGGAATTACCAAACTCAAAGCCGCCATCACCCGCATCCAAAATTCAAAGCCAGAGGGAGAGTAGTTGTGGATGACCTTCATTTCTCAATAGAAATTGACACTGATACTGAATTGTGGATTTCAACAATATCTAAGCAAACATTTGAGGACAGTGAGTTAGCTAACATAGGAGATGATTTCGGTTATTTTCTAATCGAAGCCAGTTCAAAAAAAGGACTAGATGTAATTGCAAAATTTGTAGATTCAGAAGCAGCCCTAAATTTCGCACACAAATATTTTGATTGGTTTAAGCCCGAGGAACAAACCCAATGACCAACCCCCAACACGATTATGATGATTTGATAGAGCGGCTTCAAAGGTGTAGCCCCTTTGGACATTCGTACCCTCTAAAACACAGACTTATTGATAATGCCACGTTTGATGAAGCCATCTCCGCCCTACAGGCGGCTAAAGAGATGAAGGGGGAGATTGGGCGTCTTAACGCGATTATAGATACGCCAGAAACTAATGATTTTTTCAAAGGTATATCTATTGAGGCTGAACACCAAATTAGACGGTGGGGAAAAGACCACGACAAAGACAAAACGGCATGGGACTGGTTTTGGTTAATTGGCTATCTGTCTCAAAAGGCGGCGGGTGCAGATAACGAAGAAAAATTCAGGCATCATGCGATAACAACCAGCGCCGCAATTTATAACTGGTTTCTGTCCCGTCAATCCAAAACCAAGGGGGAGGGGTGATATGGCTTATCAAATTTCTGTATTTCGAAAATCAACAGGCAAATATGAAAATACTGGAAAGGACATTTTTGATAAAGAAGATGCGCTCGACTTGGCCTTAAGAAGAGAATTAAAAAACAATGATGGAAGGTTTGTTTTTATTGATTTTGCGGAGCCAACCCAATGAGTGATAAGCCCAAAAACGAACAATTATGTGAAGATGAAATTGAATTAGGTATTCAGAGAACCGTTCAAAATATAAAGGACATTCTTAATGAGCGATGATATGGAGAAGGCTCCGATGTCCATTAAAAACACCCCGCAAACCCCGATCTTCAGGCCCTTAACAGGGCCTTTTTTATGGCGGTGATGTCCATCACGCCTCCCTGACACCGCCCATGAAGCGGCCGCGTAGCGGCCTCATTCCCTTATCCCCTCTCCCCCGCGCGATTTCTTTCATTTTTGACGGTGACGACGTCACCGTTGATTTTCCCGCTCCCTTTTTAGGGGATATTCATGGGGAGGGCGCGGGGGGCACTGACACTATTTATTGATAAATGATAAGGACGGAGGGTGTTTTTTAAAAGCGTCACCAAGGTTAAACCCTTGAATTGACGGGCTTTCTGATAGGTTTGGTGACGGTGACGCTTTATTTCAGGTTTTTTATTTGGATTTTTACCAAGGGGGTGGGGTTTACCTTACCATGGTAACGTCAAAGCCAAATATCAAAAATAATAAGAGAATTTGCGAAAAAAGCGTCACTCCGTCACTTTTTAGGGCTTATTTAGAGATTAATATTTAATAAGGTATTGAAAACATTAAATAAATTACTTGGTGACGCTTTTGGTGACGCTTTGGCTAATTTGGTGACGCTTTCAAGAATTTGGTGACGCTTTGGAATTAGCGCGATGAGTAAGGCAAAGAAGGTCTCGGTTGGTGAGGATGCGCTCAACCGGGACTATCCGAACAGTCCGGCCCCGCATGAGCGGATGGTGGATTTTAAGAAGCGGACGGCGCGGCGCGGACAGGTGGGCGCGCGTGTTGATAATGTGCGGGCAGGCGACCCCACGCCGGAGCGGGTGGATAAGTCATCTCGCGGGGCCAGAGATAATGGCCGCTCTGTCCGGCTCGGCGCGGAACTGCCTAAGGCTATCCGGCAGCTCTTAAGTAAGGGGGTCTTGACCCGGCAAGAGGGGCGGATCATTGCGCGCTTTCGCGGTGATTGGGATTTGGCCTATTATTCGACGCCCGGAATGACCAGTCGTTACGGCGAGAGAGTTGGCGGCGGCGGCAATGGTGATGTTGTGATGGCGCGCGCTCTGGTTACGGATGCTCGCGACCGGATGACTGATGCTAAAGGCTGTATGACGGAAGGGTGTTGGGATGTGCTCTGTAAGATGACGGTGTTTGATATCACGCAGGTCGAGGTTGGGGGCATCACGCATCAGCGTTATAAGGATGTGAAGGCCCGGCGCTATGCGGCAGGCATCCTGCTCATCGAGGCGGTTGGCGCGCTCAGAAAAATATATGATTGACAGTAGGTCTAACTTCGCCTAGTGATTTGGGTATTCCACCACAAGTGTCAAAGATGAACAACTCAAAGCGTTTGGGTCCTTCCCAGCGAGCGCGAGCTAAACGGTCATCCTAAGGCATTTATTTTTTTTGTGTGTCTAATTTTGAAAAAGGGTTGTCTCGAAACAACCTGATTTCACCCTAATAGCCTTGTGAGGCTCAAAACCACACAGTCGCGCCAGCGGCTTTTTTTATGTCGAAAGATTATTCAGATATCCCCTCCGATTTGGTGACCATCAAAGATGCTGCCGCTATTCTCGAAGCGCATGATGACCAGACCAGCCCGCAAAATCTGGTCAAATATTGCAAGCGCCATGACCTCATCGAAAAGAAGCAAGGCCGCTATCTCATGGTCAACCCCCGCCGGATTGCCAAATACCGCGCCGAGAATTTCACCACCGAAGTCATGCGCGGCAAGCACATCAAGAAAACCGACAACGTCATCGACATCAAAACCAAAGCCGCGCGCATCTCCAAAAATAAACCCAAGAGCCCCAAGCCCACCTCCGCCGGCAAATCTGTGCCGGCGGGAGAATCGCCTGACAAAATCACAGACCTTGACCGCAGCCGCGAAGCCCGCGCCAATCTCGAAGATGCCAAAGCCGAAAAGGCCATGCTGGAATTGGAGCGTCTCAAGAACAACCTGGTCGATATGGCCGAAGTCGAGTCCGGGGCCGCCGTCGCCATGACCGCCCAAAAAGAGCACCTGCTTGGCCCCAACCTCTCTGATATCACCGATTACATTCTCGCCACGCTCGGCCTCCCGGATGATAAAAAGCGAAAGCTCCAAGCCGCCCTGCGCAAAACCTTCAGCGAGTCCCTGATCAAATTCGGGGACATCCTGCAAAAGGAAATAGCCAGTATTGACGCCCCCCATGCCGAGGGCCTCCCGACACGGCTCGACATCCTCATTCACCGCGCGGCAGAGCTTCGCGCCATGGATGCCAAAAGCTACGCCAAACTCGCCAAGTCCTTAAAGGACATCACCGCTTAATGTTCACCCGCAAAACCATCACAGGCCTCGCCTCCGGCTTTGCGGTCTTCCTCATCGCCTGCGCCCAAGCCGCCGTCCCGCCCAAACAGCGCACAGTCACAGAATGGGCGGCGCAAGAGCGTATTGTTTCCGCCGAATCCGGATCCCGTTTTCCCGGTCCCTGGGAGAATGCCCGCGCCCCTTATGGCGTTGAAATCATGGAGGCTTGCAGCCCGTCTGACCCCTCTCGTATCGTGGCCATTCTCGGCTCGGCCCAATCGGCCAAGTCCGAATTTGGCATGAACACAATCGGCCACACCATCACCGACGCCCCCAAAGGCATCCTGGTCCTCCTGCCCAGCTTTGATGAAGCCGTCAAATATGCCGAGCTAAAACTCGATACCATGATAGAATCCTCACCGGCGCTCTCGCGCTGTGTCTATCGCCGCTATGGTGACCGCCGCTCCAAAGTCACCCGTAAAACCTTCCGCAATGGTTTCCTCCAAATCGGCTCAGCTAACGCCGATAAGAACCTGCAAATGATTACGGTCGGGCTGATTATCGCCGAAGAGCTCGGCTCATGGCCGGCGGAAACCGGTGATCGCGGCGACCCTTTCACCCAGGCTCTGGCTCGCGGCACGACTTACGGCGAAAACCTGAAAGTCGTCTGCCCCTCAACACCCGGCATGGTCGGGGCCTGCCGCATCACCGCGCTTTATATGGCCGGCGATCAACGCCTCTGGTTCTGGAAATGCCCGGAATGCGGCGACTATTTCACCATGCGCTTCGGCCACTTGATCAAAGATGACGGCCGCATTGCCTGCGCCGCGCCCTGTTGCGGCTCCCTTATCGGCCACCACCACAAATCCACCATGAATGCCGGCGGGGTTTGGGTGCCGCTTTTCGCCAGCGACAATCCGGATAATCCCATCCTTTTCGCTAAAAATGATGCCGGCGAGATCATCCCCGATGTCATCTTCGCCAAAGACATGCCCGCGGCGCTCACCCGCGATACCGAAGGCCGCGATAAATCCTACCGCATCTGGCAAGGCATCTCGCCCTTCTCGACATGGAAACTAATCTGGGATGCCTATGATGAGGCCAAAGATGACCCCACAAAACTGGCGGCCTTTTATCAACAAGTCCTCGGCGAAGCCTATGAAGCCGCCGTCGATACCCCGAAACATGACAAAATCTACGCCATGAAGGGCGGCGCGCCGGACGCCAAAACCCGCCCCGTCCGCCGCGGTATCATCCCGCCCTGGGCAGGATTTGTCACCATGGCCGCCGACCTTCAAGGACACCGGATTGAATGGGCCGCCAAAGCTTACGGCCCGGGCGGCATGTGCGCCACTATTGATCACGGCGTCATCGACCGCGGGCCCTATGACCCCGCGGCCTGGATAGAACTCCGCCGTGAATTTGATAGAGAATGGAAGTCAAACCATCTGCGGCCGCAACGCGCGGTGAAAATGGGCGTTGATACAGGTGGCCATAATACCCGAGAAGCCTATCTCTTTATCCTCGGCAATCCGGATGTCCACGCTCTCAAAGGCATGACCGGTCCGTCTGCCCAACACGAACCCCTCTTCCAAGCCTCCCGCAAAGGTGGCCGTCTGGATATGAAGGGGATGAAACAACGCGCTACAACCCGCGTCCCGCTTATCTTGCTCAATACCCATGAACTTAAAAAGGCTGTTTATTGGGGCCTTCAAAACGCGCTGAATTGTTATGATACGGGCGAGATATTACCGGGTCTCAAATTCTTCTACCATGAAGAAATCGACACAGGCTTCGCCAAACAATTGGTCTCCGAAAACCTGATCATTGATGAGAAGAAACGCCGCGAATATTGGGAGCGCATTAATGGCCGCCCCAATGAACAGCTTGACCTTGAAGGCTACGCTTACGCCCTTGCTCTCATGTACGGATTTTCCCGCATGACAGACGCGGATTGGTCGGCGCTTTTCAAACGCGAAGCGATTGACCCCACAGAAATTGACCTGACGCCGCTCGAAAAACTGGCCCGCGCCCCTGAGGAGCCAATCACGCCTGCCAAGAAAACCCCCATCGACACGCGCCCAAATTGGATGCAAAAAATGATAGATTATCCGAGCGGCCAAAGCTGATGGCGCTTTCGATGAATAAATGCCGGACTTTGAAAGCCCGCATTGATAAACTGGAAAATGCCCTGGATGATTACCTGACAGGTAACCGTGCTTTGACCATCACAGACGGCCCGGAATCCGTGAATTTCCAAGCGGGCACAGGCATCCCCGCTGGCATTCGCCGCCGCATTGAAGAACTTAAACGCGCATATGCGGCGGGCCAATGTGCCAGTGTTCTCGACTGTAACGATGTGGATGTCTCTTCGCCTCGCACCGCCCTCCGCCCCATGATAGGGCATAATTAGCCGTGCCCGCCACCCTCCTAAACGCTGACGGGTCTCCCGTGACCCAAAGCCAGATGAGCGCCGCCAGGCGCGCCCGCACAACCGCGCTGTCCGGTTGGGGCAATCCTGTCTATCGCGGCGGCGCCACTGACTCTCAAGAACTCATCCAGTTTAACTCGCCGCATATTTCGGCCAAAAGCGCGGCCCGCTGGAACCGCCAGAAAATTGCCGACCGCGCCAATGATCTAGCCCGTAATGAAAGCCTGGTCGGCACGGCCTCGCGCAAACGCACCGGCATGACAATCGGGCAGGGCTGGAGACTCCAAGCCATGCCGGATGCCGAAACATTGGGCATCACCCAAGACGAAGCCGATGATCTCTCTGATCAAATCGAGCGCGAATTTCGTACCATCACCGAAGATCCGCGCCGGAATTTCTGCGCCGCCCGGCGCCATGATTGGGGCGGCATTTTGCGCACCCTGCATCAAGGGTGGAACACGGTGAACGAAGTCTTGGCCGTCCTGATTTACCGTCCTGATCCCCGCTCTATTTACGGCACAGGCCTTCAGATTATTGATCCGGACCGCCTCTCTAATCCCCATCATAAAACCGATGACGAATTCTTACGCGACGGCGTTGAAATTGACGTTTACGGCGCCGCCACCGGTTATTGGATTCGCCAAGCCCACGCCGCCGATTATATTGCGCTCAATAAAGCCAATCTTTGGGATTATGTCGAGCGCGAAACCCCGGAGGGGCGCCCGGTCTGCATTCACGGCTTTAAGCAACAACGCGCCGAAGAGGTCCGCGGTATGAGCCTGCTGGCCCCCTTAATTGAAAAATTCGCCATGCGCGGAAAAATGGAACGCAACCATTTGGCTATGGGTGTGTTGGCCTCGCAATATGCCGCTTTTGTTCAATCCGCCTTTGACCCCGAAGCGGTCGGCGAAATGCTCGGCCTCTCGCAATCTGTCGGCGATAATATCAGATCTTACCAAGATCAGCGCATGAGCTTTTACGGGGAAAAACCCGTCACCGCCAATGCCGTGACCCTGCCAATATTAATGCCGGGTGACCGCGTTGAAGGGAACAGCCTCTCCAATAACTCGGCTGATTTTGGTTCCTTTAACAAAATCCTGCTCCGCGGGATCGCCGCCACATTGGGTGTCGCCGAAGGCCAAATCAGCGGTGATTATACCGGCCTGAATTTCTCGACCTTGCGCGGGGCTTATAATGAAATCTGGAACGATATCATGATTGACCGCGCGGAATTTGGGACACAGGTCGTGAGCCCGATTTACTTTGCCTTTCTGGACGAAGCTCTCGCTTTGGGCCGCATCACCCCGCCCGCCCATTGTGCTGATCTCTTTGAAGAACCTTCGGCCTGGTGCCGCGCCAATTGGATTGGTCCTGCGCGCGGCTATAACGATCCTGAAAAAGAAGCCAAAGGCGACATCCTCGCCCTGGAGGCCGGCATTACCTCGGAAATCGACATCACAACCGCGCGGGGCAAGGACTTTGAATCCGTCATTCGGGATCGCGCCCGCGCCAAACGCATCAAAGAAAAACACGGCGTGGACACAGGCCCCATTCGCGAGGCCGCCCTGATGCCAAGCCCTGCCGGAAATAGTAACTAATCATGATCCATCCTGCTTTGCCGAAACATCTGACCCTCACAGGCCGGCCGCTCTTATTGATGCCGTCTGTTCTTCCCGAGCTTCACGCGCGTTTAAACAGCTATACACCCCACACAGCTAAACTCGCCGACCGCCTATTCCGGCGTGCTGAAACCCAACGTCCACCCTCCGAAGCTATCAATAATATCGGGGCCACGCGAATCCGTGCGGGCGGGCTACAATCTTCGCCCGTCATGGCGCAACCTGATCCCTATTTTGCGCATATTACAATCGAAGGGCCTCTCTTAAACAAGGCCGCCCCTTGGGGGGATATGATTTGTGTTGACGGCTATAACCGCATTGAGGCGGATATTTCAGAAGCTATGCACGACCCGGATTGTGCGGGCATTCTGCTCGATATCGACAGCCCCGGCGGCATGGTCAATGGCTGTTTTGAACTTTCCGATAAAATCGGAAACTGGGCCAAAGAGAAACCCATTATCACTCACACCTCAGGCTTGCTCTGCTCCGCCGCTTACGCCTTGGCCGCTCAATGCAGTGAAATCCATTCCGCTCTCACGGCAACAGTCGGATCTATCGGCGTGATTTACGGACGCTATGATGTCACAGGCGCTATGGAAAAAGAGGGCTTAAAGATCGATTTCATCACAAGCGGTGACCAGAAATCATGGGGTCATCCTGAAACCGCAATGTCAGAGACAGAGCTGACAACCCTCCAAGCCGAAATCAACCAGCTCGCCGATATGTTCTTTGGCCGTGTTGCGGCCGGCCGCGATATGAGCGCTGAGGATGTCAAAGCCTTAGAGGCCGGCGCCTTCCTCACCCAAACCGCCTTAACCCACGGCCTTGTCAATTCCCAAACCGATATTGCAGGGGCTTTGGCGCGCCTCTCCGCCCTCGCGGCCCAATCACAAGACCCAACCCCCATTCCGGCGCCCGCGCCAGAACCCGCTGCAACCGCAGCACAAACCTCGACACCGACCCGCCCTGCGAAATCAGGGACTGAAAATAAGGAGACCCCTATGTCGAAATCACCAGCGCGGCACCGCGCAAGCTTGGCTGTTATGCTATCCGGCACAGCCTCAATCATGGCTCTCAAATTGGCGAATGATGCTGATGAAGACGAGCTGAAAAAAGCCGTGGACGAAGAGACCGAAGAAGAACTCAACGCCATGGATGATGAAGACATCACCTCAATGGACGAAGACGATGAGGTCGAAGCCATGGATGAAGATGACGATATCGAAGCCATGGACGAAGACGAGCTCGAAGCCATGGAGGAAGAGGACGATCCCGAAGCTGAGGATGAAGCGGAAAAGCCCTCCGCCTCTCGCGCCTTTAAAGCGGCCGCCTCTCGCATCGCCTATGCGGCGGCCGCGAAAGTGGCGGCCAAGGCCCCGCGCAAACCCGCCAAAACAGGCAATGCGGCAAAGGATGCGGTCACGGCGGATCGGGCCCGCGCTAAATCCATCATGGCGCTCCCCGAAGCCAGAGGCAAAGAAGCCCTCGCCGCTGAAATGGCCGCTGAAGGGGTTTCGATTGACGGCGCCAAACGGATGCTCGCCAAATCCCCCAAAGCCGCCAAACGCAATTTCAACCCGCCCAGCCCAAAACTCGGAACGGGGGGGAAAGGCACAAGTGAAGAAAAGAGAATGGCGTCATTATCTGACGTTATTGAAAAGCGGACAGCGCGTAAAAAATACCGCGTTTAATCCCTCTAAATATTAAAGAAATTAAAGGAAAAGACTTATGTCTAAAGTCAATCAATACTCAAATTCAGCCTCTCGCACTGGTGACCTGTTGGCGTGGGAAGTTGAACCTAACTACACCCGCGGACAGCGCAGTGTGTCCCCTGCGGATGACACGGATTATCCTGTCGGAACTCTGCTGGCCGATAATGCTGGCACCGCAGAAGAACTCGCCGCAGGCGGAACATTAGATGCAATCGTTTTGGACGGCAAATCTGTTCTGGGCGGCCAGACAGATAATGTCCTTGTTTTAACCAATGGGCCCGCCCGCATTAAGGCCTCCGGCATTAAATGGCCGGCAGGTATCACGGCGCCGCAACAAGCAGCGATTGAAGCCCAAATTGCGGAGAAGCAGATCAAAATTGAAATCGCGGTTGGAACAACGAATTAATCGTTAATCCCCCTTTATTTGAAAGAGACTTAAAATGCTAACTGAAAACTTTATGAACCATGTGTTCAATGGGTCAACAATGACCTTCGCGATCAATAAGGCGGCCAATCAATATGGCCTCTTGGATGATATCAACCTCGCGCCTATTAAAGGTATTGGCACAACAACCGCCCTTATTAAATATAAAGATGGTAAAGTATCTGTCCTGCCTTCCCGTGAACGCGGCGGGCCGCGTACTGAACGCAAATTGTCAGATGAAAAATCTGTCTATGTTGAGGTACCACATTTTCCAAATGGCGGATTAATCACACCAATGGATATTCAAAACCGCTATCAATTTACGGATGACAACTTTATTCCGGCCACAGTTGATATGGAACTTGCTGATCATGCCGCGGACCTGCGTTTTGATCACGATATTACCTTGGAATATATCCGGATGGGAATGCTCTTTGGTCAAATCAAAGACGGTGAAGGCAATGAACTTGCCAATCTTCACACTGATCTGGGCGTGCCTAAAACCACGATTAATTTTCAGCTTGGAAATGCCACTACTGATGTGAATAAAAAGTGCCGTGAAGTGCGGCGCCACTTCCGCAAAAATGCCCGTGGCATGATGATTTCTGGTAAGCCCTTATTGCTCGTCTCTACAGACTTTTTTGACATGCTTAAGGTTCATCCAAATGTTGAAAAATTCTATCTCAACTATCAAGATGCGCGGGCGCTTCGCGGCGGCGATAATGAGAATGATGGCCCGGATTATGGCGAAAAGTTTGAATTTGGAAATTGTATTTTCCAAAGCTATGACGCCCAGGTTCCATTGGCCGATGACACATCTGTCGATCTTATTCCTCAAGGTGAAGGTGTTGCGATTCCCCTGCGCACTAAGAAGTTGTTCACCACATTTGTTGCGCCGCCTAACCGCACAGATACCGTAAACCAAGCACCAACCGCAGAGAATTACGTCTATGTGTCCAGCGAAATCTTGAAACATAATAAAGGTGTGGATATGGATTTGGAAAGTAACATGATCGCGGTCAATACTCGCCCTGATTTGGTTCCGGTTCTCACCGCCACTTAGGTTTATTTGATCTGACTTTTTATTAAAGCCCGTGCTCCAGCGTTTTCATAAAACGCAAGATGTGTGCGGGCTTTTTTATAACCTCACATCCCCCCTGAAAGGACTCGACTATGCAAGAAATTACGACAAAAAAGCTGTTCAAACATGAACTCCCAAATGGCAATGTGCAAGAATATGGCGTCGGGACGTTTACCGTTTCGGCGGATGTTGTCAAATCCGCTAAAAAACAAAAGGCTTTGGCGGGCGAGGCTAAACCTCTCCCGGCCTCTACCCGTAAGAAAATGCTATCCACAATTAAGACTTTGGAAGGCCGGCTAGCGCAAGTTACAAAGACACTGGAACATGCCCAGGCTGATTTGGCGAAGGTTGATCCTAAAGAGGTTGCCAATCTAAAAGCTGAAGCTCTTGCCGCCGCTCAAAAAGAATCTGCTTTGGAAGACCAGGTCACAACTTTGAAAGAGTCTATCACATCTGTTTTGGATATCGCCAATAATGGCCTCTCCGAAGACGGTCAAAAAGTCGAAACTCTGGAAGACCTTGCGGCGCTTATGACCGCCGCCCAAGCCGAAACGAGCAACGATTAAAGCTGAAACTCACCCTTTCTACCCTGCCTATTTAACCCATGTCCGCCCTTCGCGATAGCCATGCCCGCCGCCTTCTGGAGACCACCTATGGCTATTTGGCGGTGCAGGGCACTTACAGCCGCGGCGGCGCGGTCTTGTTTTCCGGCCTCTTGCGCATCACCGTGAATGACGCGGAACAAACTCTGGACGGGCAAAAGGTTGAAACCGATTTGAAGGGGTTTAATCTGCGCCTTCGCCGCTACCTCATGGATGAGGGCTTTTCGCCCGCCATTGGCGATCAGGTGGAATTGGAAGAGCCCTTTGAAGGATATGCCTTGTTTCATGTCGATGGGGCCGGGCACAGCTTTGGCCGCGGCGGCTATCAATTTTTAGCGGGGCTTACGCCTGTGCCGTCCATTGCCACCTCATCCGCCGCCGCTAAACCTAAGGGGCTGAACCTTGCTTAATCAAGACAGCATTTTAGCCCTACAAGGCAACCTCCAAACGACGATGGCAAATCGCACCAAAGCCTATCTTAACGGCTT